TCATACCTACGGAGAAGCTTCTGTACCCACTGTCCGATAGTTTTTGTACGCTCATCAAAGGTCATGTCATTTGTCCTGTGCAGTGAGCTGGTTGAGAGGGAAGCTTAGAATATTATCTAAGATTTGTGTGTTGGTTTCTTCCTTCAAGTCATCGAAGTCATCTTCCCAACGCTCACCGTTTAGCCATGTAGATGCATGAGGTATGTATTTCTTGAGGGTGTTGTTGGATTTCATTGCATCAGCGAAGGCAAGCGCACCAGAAATTATATCGTACTTGTCTGCTGTCTTACATGCTTTGAAGAAAGCATAACGTGCTGTCTTTTTTTGTACATGCTTGGGATAAACTTGCCAGAATCTAGTGAAGTCTAATTCATCAGGTGACTGTGTGTCACCTAAAGAGTTTAGTTCTTTCTTGTTAGTATAAGTAATAATCTTATTCTCTTTGTGTGACTGTGTGTCACTACTCTTGTTTTTTATTTCATCAGTCATTTTTTATTTCCTCCGTTGTGTACTTTATATCTTTCCAAAGAAAGACTCCGCTTGCCAGCATATCCATGGCTTCATCAACAGCCTCTTCATGCGTCTTTGCATACATCTTTGTTTCAATTTCCATGAGTATTTTATATGTTTTATATTTACGCATTAGTACTCTCCATTGGGTAAGTTAGTTCATAAATCGTGGTGTTACCCTTGCATCCACGTTCTCTTATTAAGAAATTGTTTTCTTCTAGGTAGTTAATAGCTCTGATAACAGTGCGTCCTGATAGACCTGTCCTCTTTGCTAGTCCTTGGATGGAAGGATAGCATACACCACCTTCGTCAACATAAGAAGCAAGAATAATATACACATACTTTGCGTTGGCATTATTAACTTGCGTTTTACAAATGTTTAATGTTAAAGTTTTAGCATACATAGGATGGTACAAATCCCTGTTAATGTTTATGATTGGTTCTCCTGCCTCTAAACTATAGCCCCTGCTTCTAGGTATTAACTAAAGCAGGGGTTTTTTTATCCCCATTCGGGCATCATCCAGTTAGATTTAGCTACTTTAATCTCATCACCTTCGGGAACATACTGATACACTGCATACTTCTTGCCACTATGTGTGTGCATATGGCTGAGTATATTCATACCTTCTTTTCTTAGGTCATAAATTATAGCTGCCAATCTAAAGCTTCCGAATTTATCTAGTGCTTCAATGGGTGTAAGTTTATTACCTTCTTCTAGGTAGTCTTTAACTCTTACCTTCTGTGATTTTATTGTCATGGTATTCTCCTACTATTTCCTCAAACAAATCTCCGTCCATAATCACAAGCGTCTGAGGTTTGCCTGTCCTACGTTTATAGAAGGCAATGTCTTTACCTTCGAGTACTGTGAAAGGGCTAGGGAAGTTAGACTTATCTCTGTACTTTACTTCGCCTACTAGCTTTCGTCCCACCAAGCTTGTGAGATGGATGTCTCCTGACCACTCACCTCCGAGCGCACCTGAGAGGGGGACTCGGTAGCATTTGATGCCGATTTTTTCGAGCCATTTGCAGAACCATTTTTCGTGGTAAGTTCCCTTTGACTTATTGTTGTTTGCCATGTGTCCCTTTCGTAGCAGTTCAAGCAGATGATATAATGTTTCGTTGGCTTGTAGCTGTGTAGCATAGCAACAAACCATTCTGTTTTAGTATAGCAAGCTTCACACGTAGCTGTGCCTGTTTCCATCCTGCTTTTTAGTGACTTCGATTTTGCAACCAAGTGAATCAACCCAACACGACAGCATGAACCCACTTGGTATGCGTTTGTATTGTTCCCATTTGTGTACCAAAGAATTGGTTACGCCAATGATGGCAGCCAAATCTTCTTGACTAAGTTTCTCTTCATGCCTGTATATTACAAGCTGTTCGACCATCGATTTGTATTCATCATTCATTTACAATCTTACATTGAGAGTTAATCTTCTTGGGTTCAGCTAATCCAGTAGCCCAGTTCTTAGCTAATCTATCTAGAGTTCTACCTACTTGCTTAGCTGTTGCTAGTCTTATGTCTTGCTTACGCACAGCTCTATAGTATGTAGATGTAGGCAGACCAGCACGCTTAAACACCTTGTGCATAGGCAGGTCAACCCATCTATGCTTCTCCATTATCTGTTCCCAATAACTAATCATGATTCTGTTGTAGCACACGCGCAGTTGATTGGTCAATACTAGTCATCAATAAATCTAAATTTATGTATGAGTGTACAATAACCTATGATATCTTTGAGGCTATCTTCAGTCCACTTGTGATGACAGCGTGCTATCTTAACCATTATCATCATCATCGCTACATCTTCTTTAGTAAAGTGATAGCCTCTATTCCAATCAGTCCACATCTTAGCGATGTCAATAAAGTTATCAGCTGCATCACCATACTCTTCGTGTCTGTCACCATACACAATACCGTGTGCTTCCTGTAAAAACTCACGTGATTGTTCAGCTTTATTATTTTGAATAGCATCTACTAACGATATAGTTTCTTCATCTTTTGAAGTATACTTAGTCGAGCCACCATATTTAATAGGTTTTCGTATGCTTAGTTTTTCTAAGCCACTTGCTAATTTATCTAGCTCATTCATTGGATTACTCATGTCCATCTCCATTACATTTAAGGCAGAGTTCTTCTCTGCTGTTGGTTGACATCCCTGCTACTCCGTAGTCAGAGGACGTTGGGTTATATGATGGGGTAGTATAGTAGTTGTCTACTATACCAGTGCCATTACATTCATTACATTTAATCATGGTAAAATTGCCTTGGCCCAATTGTCTCTTAGGTTAAGGTCTAAATCGAATACTACCTGTAATCTCCAGCCAATATTCTCGTTGTTTAATTCAGCCGCAGTTGTATCTGCTAGTGACCAGACATTTTTTACAAATTCTTTTGTGTCTGCTCCATGAGACTCATAGATATTAGTCTTTGATATGAGACCATTGTAGTTATCGGTGAGTTTTATAGTTGCTGTAAAAGACATTGCATTTCCTCCTCATTACATTTAATGATGCTCATGTTATTTTATTCTCCATAATCTGTATTGATTAGAACTAATTTTTCGTTGACTTGTATTAAACCCAAGCCGTCTACAACAAGAAGTTAGTCTCATTATATCTTTAAGTTCTCCATCAATTAAGAAGCTATCTCCAACTTCTAATTCTCTAAGAAAAGCATACTCATGTTTTCTTTTGGAACTTCCTATATTGGTAATAGGAATATTCTTTTCTATTTTATAATTTATACTCATATTAATATTGAACCTCCTGATAAAGTTGACCTAGTACATGCCAGTTCGTAGTGTCCATTGCTTTAGCAATCAGAGCTTCTCTTTCTACTGAGGTATTGTGTGGACTCTTAGACACACGCTTGCCTGAGTTATCAGTGAAGTCAGTGTGAGTAGCCCATGATGTAAGACAATTATACAAAGACCATTTGTTGTGACCCATCCAGCTAGAATGGTCGTGATACAAACTCATTAGATTCTCTAACTGACGCTCGTTGTTATGCTTGACTGATGAATAAGTTTTCTTCTTAACTATATTATTCTTGAAGAAATATTCTACTGAATCTGTATCGATTCTTGTCTTGGCATACTCACTCCACATATGGTCTTTATCTTTGAAGGTTTCGTAGTTGTTAAGAACATGTCTAGCTGTGTCATCTATGCTTACTCTTGATGTATGCTTGAGTCTTATCTTAGATAATGGGTCAGCAAATGTCTGTCCATTTAGACAGGTTAATCGCAAGCCATCGGCACTAATAATGTAAGGCCAAGTACCATCATGGCTGCTAAACATATTGATTCGGTAATGAGTTAGGTCATTGAGTTGAGGGGATGGGTTGATTGTTATGTCATTGAATAACACAGTAGCTTTAAGCTTACGTCCACCGCTATGTATCTTGATATCAGTAGTGTAATCTTTAGATATGTTTGAGTTATCAAGACCAACTAGTAAGTTATCAACCATCTCTTCGTAGTTAATTGGTTTGTAATTACTACTGTGTCTACCTAGAATATACCCTGTATCTGGATGCCTAAGTATCTTCATGTCTGGTATTGCTGTACCATCTGCCAAGTATGCTTTCTCTTCTACTACTTGGAAGTCATAGTCATTTGTAATTGTATCTAACATTTTGGTTCTCCCTTTAGAATGATAGGTATTCCTAGTGCTACTAATGCACAGGCTAGTATTAATTGATTAGATAGTTCCATTGGTTTCTCCTTTGGTTCGTTTAATTCATCGTTACATTGCTGAAGTTTGTTACACATCTCGGGGGATTCCAAGGCCGTGGCCTATCAGTAGTATGCCTGCAACAATAACGCATAGAGCTACGATGCCTAGTAAATCCTGTACCATCAGTCTGTCCTTTTGCTGTGAGGTAGACCCGAAAGCCTACCTCGATAAAGTAAGTGTGTTATATAAACTCTTTTGTACCAATCCTTTGTGCAATTTCGTCTATCTCATCCTGAGTTAGATGAGTGGTGCGCGCTCTAGATGGTGCGTTTGCCTGCCATTTCTCACCATGTAGTTGCTCGAAGACAGACTGGTCAGCATCAAAGTCTTGCTGTACGACAGCTACCATCTTTTCACTGAGGTCTATCCAAGTGGCTAAGTTGAGTATTGCTTTATCGTCTTTGTCTGTTATGGCCGCTGAAATCTTAACTGCTTGTTCCTGTAATCTCTTTGTAAAGAACTGAAGTCTGTTATTGCTTGAATAGATAGCATCTGCGGCACGTTTCTTACCAAGGTATTCGTCTTGTTGCTCAGAACCTGTTGAACTGTAAGTTGCTATTGTCAGTTTATGTTTAATTAAATCTTTCATGTTAATCTCCTGTTATACGCGAGGGAAATTCCTCGTACTTAGGATTGCCGGTCATATCCTATCTGGCCCAGCCAACAGCAAGAACGACCTAGCCTCTACCATCGCGCAACAAGAATCACGGAGGGTCCACTCGTGGAAACCGTGATTGTTGTTTCGTGACCAGATAGGATGTGACAGACAAGACACGAGGCATTTACCTTGTGATATGACAGGAACAGATTCACATAAGAAAGATTTATTTAAACATAAACTTCTCCGACAATAGTAACTTGCAGTTTGACGGGGTCTGTGCATTTCCACAAGACATCTTGGTAAGAAACGTGCTGTAGATGCCCCTGTAGTATGCCTGTTTTAAGCCTATTGCATGTAGTTTCATGAGTAATTGATATTGTGAGTTGACACGTACATTTGTGACAAGCTATCTGTGAAGGGGGAGAGGCAGGGAGAGGGGGTTGTAACAAGAGATGAACCAAGTAGCAGTAAGAAAACTAACAAGAAGACAGATAGCTCTAGTTGATGCATATGTAGCAAATGGAGGGAATGTCACGCAAGCTGCAAAGAGCGCAGGATATGCAGAAGGTGACAGCGGTAGAGTCACAGCACAAAAGGCACTGAAGACAGCCCACGTGCAACAGCACTTGATGACTGTAGTAACGGAACAGTTTAGTAGACTTGCTCCAGCAGCTGTATACCAGTTAGCAGGACTGAGTAAGGGAGCTAAGAGTGAGTACGTTCAACTGGAAGCAAGCAAGGATTTGCTAGACAGAGCTGGGTTCAAGCCAATAGATAGGAGTCAAGTGCAGGTAGCTGGCGACATTCGTGTGTCAATAGACCTGTCGTAAGAGGGGGGTGGGGTCTAATAAGGTTGTTACTGTGTTGCAATAGGTCTACCACTAGCATTTTTCTTGAGAAAGGTACGTTATGAGTTTTATCAGTACGATTAAGGGTTCGGAGTTAGATGTGTTGAGGAAGATAGTAAAGAATGTGAATTTCAAGCATTTCCCTAAGGAGTTTGTCACTGACTATGAGGCTGACAAGCTTATTGATTCATTAGCTCCTTCTAC